CAAAATAATTGTCGAGTCCTATGCTATTCTTGGTGATCTTATCCATAAGATCAGGCAAGCTTTCAGCATGAAATCTTGATATGTTAGACATAATAGCCTCCTTTAAAAGCGAGTGTTAAATTGTAAGTCCCTTACGGCGACTCAATTTTATTTAGTTGTATTATAGTATCTTTCCAGTCCTTAACACAGTGGGAATAACCGCCCCGATCTTGTACTGCTTGCCCTAAAGCATAGTCATTCTGACCTTCTTCCATCATGTCACCAAAGAAATGAAGCTCATGCTCTGCTTTAAAATCTCTTAGGATCTGACTCTTATTACTACCTGGTGCTCCTAGATCTAAACCAGTCTGTCCTCCTATATTAACTTCCAAATCTGGAAACTTCATCTTAAGTCTTCTAGCAATCTCTTTCCTTTCATCAGTTTGCTTATCCCACTTCACATACTCTTCTCTCTCAACAAAACATGTAAGACCTCTGCCTAGGATACTAAAGTTGACACCACCAGGTCTTCTCTCAATATGTTCACCATTACGAACAGGGAACTTACTGAATAGTAATTCATTTTCTAGATGCATCTCTACATCCCTAGGTAACTCCCAGTCATCTCTATAGACATTAATATCCTTCTCATACACATCAGAACCAGAGCAGTTATAAACCCTCTTAGCATTGTTGTATATTCCTGGCGTAACCTGCTCTATAGTCTTTTTTCTATCACTACCAGTAACAAGATACACATCATTACAAGTAGAGAACTCATAAAAGAAATGCAAACACTCTGGTGTAATAGATTGTCTAGCAGGTGTCAAAGTGCCATCAACATCAAAAATAAATTTCTTCAGGACGATTCCTCCGTTTTTTTCCTTCCTATATTATACTTGGTTTCTAGTATCCAGTCACCTTTATCTTTATATGATAAAACTTTAATCTGATTCAAAGGTGCAATGTCCTGAATCTGATCTGCATTTAAAATCTTTATGAGACCCCAATCAGCAAGCAACTGAGCAATACGATTCCTACGCTGAACATCGTTAGAAGTAAGGTTAGCTCTTTTACCATCAAGTGCAAATAATTCTTTAAAATGTACAATATAATATCTACCCTGCTTATGTAAAATATGGCAAGATTGATATAACTTCTTCTCTTTCCTAGATGCTACACCAATTCTTGTTAAGGTTTCTCTAACCTTTAAAAAATCATCTGGTTCACCTAATGATACTTCGACCATCTGGTCGGGAGACCAGTCAACGGTCTGCTCAGTCACTACACTCATCGTTTTAATACATTGTCGTAAAGTTATTTAGTAAATAATTCTTGCAAACGGGCATTTAGACTTACCCCTTTTAAATAATCTATCTTTCCATGATCCATTCTCCATAGCCTCTTCTCTTTTGGTTTCATAGATGTCCAGTATTTCATCGATTATAACATGATCCTCTATCTTATTCAAGTTGACTTCATCGTTTAAATCAGGAGAATGAAATGATAACCTACAAAGAGGATCACCCTTTTTAATAGTAACTGGTTTATCTTTATCGACTACAACAAATCCAATACTTGCCTTCGATGGCCAAGTAGATAACTGTACCCATGCAGGAACCATAATTAAATTATTAACCAACGATGTCATTGGATGATCATTTGCTTCTAACCAAATATCATCATCATGTGTCCAAAATAAAAAATGAGGAGTAGTTAGATGAAAGACTAGTGTATCAAGATGTTCCTGATTATGATGTAAGAAGTTCTTATCTATTGGTTCATCAACTCTAAACTCATAATCAATAGGCGATGTTATTATAAAGGTTCTTTCATTCTTATGATTAAAACATGGACACCTTTTATATGGCATATCACCTGAGTCTTTAAACTCAGACTGCCGTATGATACTATAACCTTCTTGGCTAAGGTAATTTATTTCCATCAGTAAATTATATTAGTCACTCCTTTATAATACTTGGTCATCTCATATTTTCTATGAAGATAATCTATATTAATCTTATTACCAGACAGTTCCTCATACACTTTAATAAAGGTACTTATCATATGCCAATGTAAAGGAGGAACATATCCTGGTGATAAACACACAAATATCTGATCAAATTTATAATCACCAAAATCATAGTCTTCTTTAAAAGACCAACTAAACTTATCACCAAACAAATGATCACCTAATAAAGTATCATGAAATTCTTCACTTGCTAAATTTAAAATCCAATGATATGATTTCAATCTACCTTTAGAATGTAACCAATAACTCCAGTTCCCTTCACTAATCCTATCATCTTCTTCGAGGTGTTTAACTTCTTCTTCTGTGGTATCCATAGCATTAGTAAGTATATCACTATGGTGATCAATATTAACAATCTCAATATCAGTGTGACCTTCTAAACCATACAAAATATTATCATGATCATATCCAAAATGAACATCCTTACAATTTTTTAATGCTCTTAAAAAAGTTCTTAAACAAAAATCATAATTATCAATATCAATTTTCTGAGACATAGATTCAAATACTTCAGGCATTGCTGACTGATACATCTTCCACTTAACTACTGGTTGATTATCAGAATCAACATTATACATTCCACTTGTATAGAACTCATTAATTGCTGGTGCAGATATAAAATCTAAATCTATACTAAGAATCTTCACACTCTTCCTCCAGTATTAAGTTTCTGTTTAATATATTTAATTTGTTCCTTAGTAAGAATTCTCATTGCCTGTTGTGCTTTCTCATTACTATACCCATAATACTTTTTAACTGCATCTAAATCAGCAACCTTATCCTTCTTCAACCAAGGAGCAAATCTTTTCTTCTTTCGTAAAGCATTAAGATAAAAATCATACTGCATCTTATGATCTAAATGATGAGCCATGTTCATCTCATTTACAAATAGAACAGCATCAAGTGAACCAGACAAACATTTATTAACAACAAATGCTGGATACTTTAAAGTAGGATCTTCCTCAAGAAGATTCTCCTTATTAAAATTGATTGAGTTTAACCAGTGCTTTAGTTCAGTCATTTGTTTCCTTTAATAGCATTGTCAGACATAGTTTCCCACCCAAGATTAAACAGATGTTCATAGGTGTCTTTAGTATAGTCAGCATCTTTATGATCCACCGTCATTCCACTCCTAATATACCTCTTAACTATGGGTGATAAATTTGGCCACTCATCAACTAAATCATTAGGAAGATTTTCTCCAAATGGTTTAAAAGTTTCCATCATTACTGTATGAGATTGTAGTCCTATTCGAGGAGTAGATCCCCGTCCACCATGACGATTCTTAGGTCTATGCAAATTTGCAAATCTTTCCTCTGATAAGATATCACTATAAGAAAGTTGAAATCTATAAAGACGATAATGCCCTTGATGTTTAGTTCCTTTTAATCTCCTCAATGGTCCACCATAACATACAAACTCCTTTGTTTTAGGAGTGTATTGATTTGTATGTTGAGGTCTGGTTGTCCAATACTGAGCTTGTTCATTAACATAATATCCAGGAAACAAATATCCATAGAATTTAATTTCAGTTAAATCTTTCAATTCCATAAAAGGTAATTACCAATGACTAATAGATCCATGTTCATTTTCCTAAACCCTATTATAGCATCCTCTGGTGTTTCTATGATAGGTTCTCCATTATCATTAAAGGATGTGTTAAGTAAAACAGGATCATCAAACTTACGAAGTAACTGACATAAGCGTGGGTTAAGCTTGTCATTAACAGTCTGGATCCTACAAGTTTTATCCTCATGAGTAATAGCAGGTATTCTATCATTTGTAGAATGTTGAGAGAACAGCATATAAGGAGTATCATATGCTTCTAAAAAATAATCCCCAACATGATCTTCTAGTATTACACCAGCAAAAGGTCTCCAATACTCTCTATGCTTAATCCTCTCATTAATAATATCTTTATTCTCTGCCCTTAGAGGACTCATTAAAATAGATCTAGATCCTAAAGCACGAGGACCATGTTCTGATCTTCCCTGAAACCATCCGACAATTTTATTATCATCAATTGCTTTAGCAACTACCTCACATAACTGATCAAAATCCTCAAAGTATTCATGCTCTTCTGTAGGTACATAATCATCATAATCTTTTCCTAACAATGCTAAATTATGTGGCAACTCAATAGTTTCTTTACACTTATAAGTTGCATAAATTGCAGCACCAAAATGAACCCCTGAATCATTTGTGAATGGAGGTATCCAAATACGATTAAAAAATTGTTTGAGTAATGAATTAGCACAAACATTCAAGAAACATCCACCAGCAAAACAAACATCTTCTGTAAGATAATTTTCTTTTCTTAATTGAGATATCCATTTAACAATAGCTTCTTCATAATGATGCTGAATATAATAAGCAATATCCTCCTTAGATAAACCTTTTAGATGTGCAAACATATCATCATATTTGTAAAAATTAATCCATGAGGGACCATAATCATACTTATCAATCTCCATTGTCTTTAATGGAAACTCTTCAGAGAATGTATATGGTGGATTTCTATCACATGGTTTACCATATGCAGATAGTCCCATGACTTTACCCTCTGCACTAAACTCTATTACATCATCATAATCTTTTTTGTCTTTATAATGATACTTATTATCTACTACCTTAACTGCTTTAGCCATCTCATATGTCTTAACTGCCATGTTCATATAATAATCACCAAAAGAATTTTCTCCTGGTCCAGACTTTAGAGTTTGGTTTGTAAATATTCTTTTATCTTTATCGAAATATCCTGTGCTATTATTTTCATATCCCTTAGTCATTCCTACTGCAAAATCCCACTGGGAAGCACCCATACCATCTAATGTCAAATAACTTCCAGAATTAAATGGTGATGTATAAACAGTAGATGCAGCATGGCAGATATGATGACTAACATACCATAACTTTGCATTAGGAAATTGTTCTTTAATAAATCTAGAAACTGTTGCATCAGCAGTATGCTTATTACATAGATGAACTGCACTAGGAACATATACTACAATATCAATATCTTCTTTAGGGACATCTCCTAGTACATAATCAATTGATTTATATGGCCATGTACCATCATATTTTATTCTACTTAATCTTGACTCATCAATACTACAAATATGTTTACCATTGTCAAAGAAAGTTGCTCCAGAATCATGGATCCTAGACATCTCATTTACATTGTTACCTTCCCAAGTAACAGCACTATGCAGACCGAGTATTTTCATAATTTAATAGCAAGAGTTCTTTGCGATCTTGTTGATCACTCATATAATCACCAACAGATCTCATAGTATAAGTAAGATCAAATTCAGCAGCATACCAATCTCTAAACCTATCCCTAACTAACTGACTACTATTATATGATATCAACTGAGTTGATGTAAAACCATCACATGTTGTAGCAAAAAGATCATGGTCAAATTTCTTATGCATAGCACCCTTCTTACCATAAAGATTGTGTTTAATATCATAAGGAGGATCTAAGTATATAAATGCACTTCTATTGTCAGACATCAACTCTGCCCAATTATAGTTTGTAATGTTCCAATTCTCAATGAGTTTGCCATAGTCTCCGAGTTTTTCAATTCCTCTAAAGGAGAAATTGGATTCGGAAGCTTGTGGTGAAAAGGATGAACTCTCGGTGAGTCCACTAAAACTACACTTATTGCAGATATAAAAAGCAACTGCCCTACTAAAATCATCTTTTGATTCATCATTGACATCCTCCTTAGATTGTTTGAATAGTTCTCTAGCACTATCCCTGTCAGGATGCATGTTCTTAATAGACCACAACTTATCCTGCATCGCAGCTCCATCATGCTGCAACTGTTGCCAGAAAATTGCTAATGGTCTGTAGAGATCGTTTACCCAAATATCTAGGTGAGGATATAACTTACTAACATATAATGCTACGGAACCACCACCTAAGAATGGTTCTCTATACTCTGTATACTTTTTAAGGTCTGGAAAATGTTGTGCTAGTTTAGTACAAGCACGAGATTTTCCACCAGGATAACGAAGAGGAGTTTTTAAAGATTTCATTTGAATTCACACTCAACCATAATTTCAGTTAGACATGCCAGCATATTTATTTCTTGGTCAGCCACGAAAGCAATTTGATACTGATACTTAGCAATAATGAGGACAGCAGCAGCAATGCTAGGACCCTCCAAGGATGCAACAAGAGCATCGTACAAACGACGAAGAAGTACAGCAGGATCATTATCCAAATTAGAAACGACCCACTTTCTGACTCCAGAAAAATCTTTCTTACTAAGCGTTTTAATGAGGTCATCAATCCTGACATCTGAAAATTCTACAAGTATCGCTGAATCTATTTTACCACCAACAGAATATCTCTGCAACTCATTTAAAACTCTCCTCCAATCTGGAAAATGTTTGTTAATGATTTGAAGGAGTACCTTTTTGTCAAATTCAATATTCTCCCTTTCAAGAATCCCAAGAATCCTCTCGAAGAAAGAGACCTGAATCTCTGCCTTCTCTTTACCTTTGATCGAGAACTCAACCACAGAACACCTGGAGTGTAGCGGTTCAATGATCTTATTTTTATAATTGCAGGTGAAGATGAACCTACAGTTTTTATGGAATGCCTCAATGTTACTCCTCAACAACAACTGAACATCATGTGTCGTGTTGTCTGCCTCGTCAATAATAATAACCTTGTGGTTAGATGAAGCAGATAAGGACATAGTAGAAGCAAAGTTCTTTGCTTGTCCTCTAACTGTGTCAAGGAACCTACCTTCATCAGAACCATTAATCAGAATGTAATCACATCCCAACTGTTCGCAGAGTGCCTTAGCAACTGTGGTCTTACCCACACCTGCTGGTCCTGTTAAGAGAAGATTAGGAATCTCACCTTTATTTAGAAACTGTCTAAAGGTTTCCTTAATATTATCAGGGAGAATACATTCATCAATTGTCTTAGGTCGATATTTCTCAACCCAAAGGAAATCTTTTTTCATTATAAAAGGTTGAATGAAATAATGATACGGTCTTTATCACTCAGATGAGGGGGAGCCATATGCATTAAATTGGATGGAAAGATTACAAGGTCTCCTTCAGTAACCATAATACTTTCAACAATATGATTACCATCTACTCCCTGAAAGGGAGATAGAAATATAGTTGAAGGATGAACCTTATCATCTAGTTTAGCATAGAATACACAAGAATAACCAAATGCCCCATGATCATGAGGAGGATGGTAGTTACTGCTCTTATATCTTTGACACCAGATCTCATCTACTTTATCAAACTTATATTCAGAAGTCTGTAAAAATTCATCAAGATATGGTTTTGCTAAAGATAAAAATTTATTTTGATACGACTTTTCTTTTTTATCAAAGTAATCAGTATAATTAATTTCCACAGTTCTAAATTTCTCTTCATCAAAAGGAACCAAAGAAAGAATATTATCTTTTTCTAATTCCCATTCATCAATGTGAAGTTTATGTACTAGAACTTGAAATAGTGGAAATGTATTATGCATCATAACTAGAATCAGGTTCCAATGCTATAAAATAATCTAAGTTATAATTGCTATTGGTAAATTTAGCAAGGTTCTTCTTAGAGATCTGAACATCATAAGATCCAGGAATCAACTTGATGTTCTCCATCTTAAAGTTGAATACAAACTCTTTATCAGTCCTACCAACTACAAGAGTATACTCATTAGAGTTATCATTCTTACGATCTGATACTACTAATGTGATCTCTTCACCATCACCTATTGCTGATAGATCTGGTAACTGATAGATAGAAGATGCTTTAAGAAGCTTCTGTAAATGATTACTATCCAACTGGAACTTTACATCAGAAGAAGGAAGTTCTAATGGTTTCTCAGGTGGGGTAACAATAACCTCAGGATCTGCAAAAGCAAACTTAACCTTAGTTGACTTACCCTCACGAATAATCATGTAAGTCTCATTCTTGAGATCCAAATCAGGATCCTTCATAAGATTAACACCGTTCAAGAACTGAGGTAGATCATAGATCCCAAAGTCCCTCTCAAAATTCTCATCAACATCTGCCTCTGCAAGGATGTTTTTCATCACACTAATAGTGCGAAGTTTAGAACCCTTCTTAACTAGAATGGATTGGTTGATTGAAGAGAAGTTCTCCAATAAGTTAATTGTTTTTTCAGAAAGTTTCATATCCATTAGTAGAGTCCTTGTCTAATCCTTCAAAGTGGTATAATAATACAGCATAGTGTATTATCTTCTGAATGTCAAGCCTAGTAGTGCCTTTCTTATCATAGCGTGATGCATATTTAAGAATGTTACTACGACAGAATGCAGATGCATCTCCTACTGCTTCAATAAGATCTAAGGTTTGCACCTTATCATTATATGAGTAGTGAGAACTATATGTTCTGCCAATATAATCCTTGATTTTTTCAAGAATCTTTTCCTCGTTGTACTTATAATGTACAGGAGGTTTTTCTATCTCTGGTGGACAGTTACTTGTGTCAATAGTGACATTCTCAAGTTTAACTGTTTCCCACCTACTAGCAGAATGAGTTCCTATTCCAGAAACATAATTTGCTTCATCTTCTGGTCCGTACATAATTGGAAATACCTCGTCTAATGTTCCGTTGATTGTGTGATAAAGTAAGCTCCATGAATTAGTCATCTTTAACATAGCATGGAACACCAGCAGGATCTAACCATTTGGTATATTCCAGATCCTCTATAGCAGTGGCAAATTGCATTGTATTATCACAGTAATACATGTCCCGATAAGAAGAACGATACTCGTCAAACTTTTGGATACGGCAATCAGGTTTACCGTTGATCTCTAAGAGACCCTTCTGTACAAAACGATATGGATATCGTTCATGGATTACTACCGTACCGTTATCAGGCATTTTCGTAAGCTTTGAATTGGTCGTAAGCAGCACGAAAATCATCACGATCTTCTACTGAAGCAACCTGTGCTGGTTGTGTGGCAGTGCCACGAAAAATTAAAACACCTACTGGTCCTTGCTCGTCATCCATTGAAAGATAATCAATGGTCGGGGATAGCATAACGCCTTGTGGTCTACTCATAAGATTTGTTGTCGATGTATCTATTATACAAATAAAAAGGGTGTTGAAAACACCCTAGTGGACACTTTGTTATTTGTCACTCACCAGCATTCTGAGTAGCATATGAGAACCCTGCTTTCTTAGTAAACTCAACCACAGTAGAAAACTTATCCAACATATCTGCCTTATGTGATATCACAAATACATTAGCATCCTTAACAACATACTTTATGATTTTAATAAAGTCATCATTACCAACACCATCTAAAGATGAATCAAATACTTCATCCATAATTAATAGATTAGTGTTAGCAGAATTTTTAAACCTAGCAACTTCTCTCCATGTAAACAAGAGTGCTAAATCAATTCTCATTTTCTCCCCCTCTGAAAAGGATGAGTAGGAGAACTTATCATGTATTGGATTTTGTATTGTCTCGCTAAATTCTTCGTTCAGATGAAAGTTGATGTAGAAATCCATCATCTGCAAGTAACGATTAACCTGCTCATTAATTAAAGGTAGATACTTTTTAATTATCTTACTTTTAACACCGCCATCTATCAATAGAGACTGTGCAAAGTCATTATAACTTATCTCTTCTTTAATTGATGCAAGTTGATCAAATACACTATTGAGTTCTCCTTTAAACTTTTCTAACTCCTCATGCTCAGTATTTCTGTTTTGAAGTTTGTTGGCAAGAGTTTGAATTTCCTGCTGTAAATCTCCCGTCTGTTGTTGTAGTCCAGAAATCCTCGTATTGTTTTGAGAAATGTCATAAGTTAAATTTGAAATCTCCTTGGTTAGTGTGGTGAAGTGACGCTCTCTATCCGTTTCTTCGTTTATAGACTCCTCCAGCTTTTGATAGCCTTCTTTGAGTTCCTTTGCTCTAAATTGAGCGTCTTCAATTCTATTTAACCGAAACGATTCTTCTATATCTTGACTGCATGTAGGACATACCGTATTGTCTGTGAAAAACTTATGTTCTTTTGTAATCCTTGTTACTTTATTAGATATCTTCTGCTTTAAAGAACCTAGTTTTTGCAAGCGTTTTGGAGAATCTGATACAGTTTTTAATTGTGTTTGAACGCTGTTTAAAGAACTGTTTAAGATTTCATTTTTCTTTAATATTTTGTCAATATCTAAAGCAACTATATTAACTTTTTGTTCTTTTTCTTTAATAGATTCTTTACCCCTCTTATCCAACTCTTCAATAAATTCTTCTTGCATTTTAACCTTATCATGAAGATTACTTTTCTTCAATTCTAAAGTTCTTACAGTCTCTCTATTCTCTCTAAGTTTTTCTTTAACAATAAGATTCATTGCTGAGAAAACTTTTATATCAAGTAAGTCTTCTATAACTTCTCTACGATGAGGAGCACTCAACTGCATGAATGGTACGAAGTTACTACTTCCAAGTATTACAATCTGAGTAAATGATTTAAAATTTAATTTCAGAATCTGCTCTTCAAGAACCTTTTGATTGATTCTATCGTCAGCTTCTTTATTCCGCATCTCTCCATCTATTTCAATATCAAACATATTAGGTTTGATACCACGACGGACAAGATAGTTTCTAGATCCAATAGAGAACTCAATCTCTACAATAGTTCCCTTCTCATTAGATGTATTAACTAACTGTGATTTTGTGATCTTACGATATGGTTTATTAAACAGCACAAAACACAGTGCATCTAACACTGTGGATTTACCAGCACCATTGGATCCAACTATAAGAGTGGTTCCCGTAGCATCCAATTCCATTTCTGTCCAACGATCACCTGTAGACAGAAAATTCTTCCATCTAATCTTTTTGAACAGAATCATCTTGTAGGGGTGGGATCACGAAATCTTTCGCACTAATAATAGTGTACTTATAATTATACACCTCACACGCTTTTATTGCAACCTCTTCATCCACTTCAACAACCTCCATATCAACTTCCTCATCAACTGAGAGTTGCATCACATATCTTTCAGCATCATCTCTCTCCTCAAATAAAAAAAGAATCTTCTCATTATTAATATCTTTTACAGCATAAGCACCTTCTCTCCTACCCTCTTCAGTTAGTAACCACATTACTCCACCTCACACGCTTGAGAATAAAGTCCTCCAATAAGTTTTTTAGCTCTGTCTTTATCAAGTTCAACTTCTGATTCTTCTACAAATCTATTTAACAAACTAATAGTATTTTCCTCCTTCTCATCTATATCCTCACCCATAATATATCCATGATTCCAATCTAAGTTTTCAATAACCTTTAAGTCTTCTACACCTGCTTGATTGATCTTATCAATAAATTTCTCAAATTGTTTTGGTTTAGTCTTCTTATCTACAATAACCTTTACTATTTTACCAGCAAGTTCTGTAGCATTGAATGTTTGATAAGGTGTATCATTATAATAGATCTTATAAAACATTCTATGTGGATTATCTA